GGCTGCCCGACTGTTAGCGAAACCCAGCATTCGCGCGTATATCGACGAACGACTCGCCAAACAATCCCGCAGAACCGGCGTCACCCAGGAACGCATTATTCGCGAACTGGCGCGCATTGCGTTTTGCGATCCGACCGAGATTATCGACACGAACACGGGCGAGATTCGGCCGGAAACGTCGCCCGATGATCGTTCCGCAATCGCGGCCGTGAAGGTTCGGAAGATCCCGACCCCGGACGGATACGGAATTGAGCGCGAGATCCGGATCGCGGACAAGATCAAGGCGTTGGAACTGCTCGGCAAACGGTTCGGCATGTTCCGCGACAAAGTCGAAATGACCGGCGAAGGTGGCGGACCTATTACTGTCGTGTTCAGCGACAAGATGAAGCCGCCGGGTGATGCATGATGAAGATCGTCATTCCGTACGAACCGCAACCGCGGCAACAGCTTTATCACCAGACAACAAACGTCGACGAACTGCTCTATGGCGGCGCCGCGGGCGGCGGAAAGACCGAAGCGACCATATGGGACGCGCTCTATTACGGCCTGACGTATCCGCAGAGCCGGCAGATCATTTTTCGGCGGACATTCCAAGACCTTGAGCGTTCCATCATCGCCCGAACGCTGCAAGTCTATCCGCCGGAGCTTGCACGATACAATGCATCAAAGCACACCTGGACGCTGATCAACGGCAGTATTATCGAGCTGGCGCATTGGGACCAGGATAGCGACTACCTCAAGTATCAGGGCGCGGAATATGACGTTGTGCGCTGGGAGGAACTGACGCAGTTCAAAGAATCGTGGTACGTCCTGATGCTCTCTCGCGTCCGCGGGAGCCGGCCGTATCCGCGCTTTGTCAAATCTACCACCAACCCCGGCAATGAGGGTCACGTGTGGGTGAAAAAGCGGTTCGTGGACATCGGTCCGCCGGAACAGGTTCATACCGTGCAAGAATTGACCGACGATGGCGAACCGATGTATTATCCGCAGGAACACCCGAAGGCCGGGCAACCGATCGTGTCCCGGCGCATCTTCATTCCCGCGAAGGTGTGGGACAATCAGAAACTGCTCGAGGTCGATCCCGACTATGTGGCGCGTCTCATGCGGCTGCCGGACAAAGAGCGCAAGCAGCTTCTTGACGGCGATTGGGACGTTTTCGCCGGGCAGTATTTCGAAGAATGGAGCCGGTCAATCCACGTCGTCGAGCCGTTCGAAATCCCGCGGGAATGGCGGCGTTACCGCGCGCTGGACGAGGGATATTTCCCTGATCCGTTCGTCTGCATATGGATTGCCGTCGACCGGCAGGGCTTCGCATACGTCTACCGGGAAAAGGTGCAACGCCGGCTGCTATCCCGCGAACAGGCGCAGCTTGTTAAGCAGCTCACCGGCGACGAAGTCATTGATTACAGCGTCGGCGATACGAGTTTCTGGAACCGCTCGAAAGTCGATACGAACGAATCGCCGGCCGAAATCTTCGCCAAAGAGGGCGTGCCGCTGATCCAGGCGAACAAGGAGCGCGTGAACGGGTGGAAACGGCTGCGTGACTGGCTCAAGCCGGTCGAAATGGTCGATCCGGCCACGGGCAAAAAATATGTAACCGCACGGTTGCGCGTGTTCTCGACGTGCATCCAGACCATCGAGGCGATTCCGGCCATGATCCACGACGAGCACAACCCCGAAGACGTGGCCGAACACGAGCTGGACCATATCCCGGATGCGCTGCGGTATTGGGCGATGAGCCGGCCGGCGCCGGCGAAGCCTGAACCGCCGAAGCATCCGACGCAGGAGGAAATGATCAAGAGGCACATCGACAAGCTGGACCGCATGGCAAAACGAAAGAAGGTGGAATATCTCGGATGAACACGCTGTTTGTGACCGCAATTCTGGCCCAGGCGGCTTTTTTTATTGCCGCGTTTCTCATTGACCGGCAGCTGTGGCGCCGGCACATGTCCGCGAAAGAACGCGAATGGAACGCCGAGCGCAAGGATCTGCTCGACCGTATCCAGGCGCCGAACTTCGGTGAGTACACCCGAAAGGTTGTGCTCGAGAAGAAACTTGAGCAGCCGCCGGACGAGCGGGAACGCCCGCCGGAATTTATCTCATAGGGGGACGATGACCCATGAAACTGTTCGAACTGTGCATTGGTGATCTGCGCCGCCTGGTCCCGGCGGAATCCGCGGAAGAAGCGCGCCGGATCGGCCAAGACCCGACGAAGCACCCGGACATCCACTTCATGCCGTTTGAGGTGCGGGAGTTCGTATTGCCGGGTTACGTGATCACGGTCACGCCGGAGGCAGGCGCGCAAGTGCAAGATGATGTGCCACCGGACGAACCGAACGAGCGCGAAAGGCTCAAGGAGATTCTGACCGCGCGCGGCATCGAGTACAAGAAGAACTGGAGCACGGACAAACTGCGCGAACTGGTCGAACAGACGTCCGCCGCGGCCACGGAAAGTGACCCGAAAACTCCGGACAACCCTGACGCCTTGTTCTGATATTGCGCGCCGCACCTGACGGCGTGGGGGTGAGATGTTGAAACTGTTCAAGAAAAAAGGTCAGGACTCCGTGCAGTTCGTGATGGAGCGATTCGAGGAGGCCGAGGATTGGCACGTTCTGCGGCAAATCCAGATCAACCGCGCGTTTTACAACAGCCGCCAGTGGATTTCCTGGGACCGCGTAAACAGGACCGTATATGTGCCGGAGCTGCGGCCGGGTGAGCGGCGGCTGACCTACAACAAGATCAAGCCGGCCGTCCTGACGCTTTTGGCGAAACTCTGCAAAAACCGCGTCAAGCTCGAGGTAAAACCGGATACCAACGACATCGAGCGGATCGAGGTTGCGAAAGCCGGTCTGAAATTCCTGACCTACCAATGGCAGGAAGACGACATGGACGCGAAGACGCGCCGGCTCAAGTTTTACATGCTCGTTGACGGGATGCCGAGCTTGAAAGTCTATGTCGACAAGTCGCAGGGGGCTGACCTTGCCATTGACGACGATCTGGTCGCAGAACTGGCAAAAGAGGCAGGCATCGAGAACATCCCGACGAAGACCGGGAAAATCGTCACGAAGGTTGTGGACCAGCTCTCCATCTTCTACGACCCGCTGGCGGAATCCCCGGAAGAGATCCGCTGGGTGATCGAGCGGCGGCCGGTTGACGTCGACGAGATCAAAGCCGAGTTCGGCAAGGCCGTGGAGCCCGAGGGCAACATCATCATGCGCAACAGCTTCTACCCGGACAGCCTCGGCCAGAAGCCGCGATATTACCCGCATCACGCGATGCTGTACGACTATTGGGAACTGCCGTGCAAGCAGTATCCGAAGGGCCGCCGGATCGTTGTTGCAGGCGGCGTCGAACTGCTTCATTCCGAGGACCCGGGCGAATTTCCGTATATCTTCTTCCCGGCCGTCCCGGTTCCAGGATCGGCCATCGCAACCGGTCTTGTGACCGACATGACGACGCCGCAGAAGTCGTACAACATCAAGCGGACGGCTGAGGCGCGCATCCTCGAAGAAATGGGCAACCCGCTTTGGCTCAAGCCGGAAGGCAGCGTCGACGACGAGGACCTGATCAACGAAATCGGCGGCATCATCACTTATATGCCGTTCGGGCAACTCAAGCCGGAGCGCGTGCAGGGCGCAACCGTGGACAACGGATGGCAGAACGCCATGGAGCGCGACGAGGCGGACATCGAAGACATTTCAGGCGCGCATGAAATCAGCCAGGGCGCCGCGCCGCGCGGAAACAACACGCTCGGCGGGCTGCAGCTCCAAGTCGAGCAGGACGAAACCCGGCTCGCGATTCTTGTGCAGTCCTATGAGGACGGCATCAAGAAGTGGGGCGAGAAGGTGCTGCGCCTCGTCCAGAAGCATTTCCCGGAGGAACAGCAACTCTCCATCGTCGGCGAGAACGGCGAGATCGAGGCGTTCGCGTTTGCCGGCGCCGATCTGACAGGCGGCGAAGTGGTCGACGTCGTGCCGGGCAGCTCCATGCCGACGTTGAAAGCCGTGCAGGATCAGAAAATCATGAACATGTGGTCTGCTGGCATGTTCAATGACCCGGAAACGGGACGCCCTGACGTTCGCCGCGTCGTCCGGATGCTCGGCGAGTCGATCGCAACACAGTATTTCGACGACACCGAGCAGGACGAGAACAAAGCGCTCATGGAAAACCGCACATGGCAGCAGCTATTTGCGGACGAGCAGACGGCCGCAGCGCTGATTGCCTACCAAAACGAATTGCAGACGTATCAAGAGACCATGCAGCAGGTGCAGGCGCAGGGCATTCAGCCCCACGCTGTGACACCGCCGCAGCCGCCGGTCAAACTCCCGGTTGTCCGCGACTTCTACGACCACGCCGTGCATATCGCGGCGCACAATCGGTTCAGGAAAACCGACGATTACGATCGTCTGCCGCCCGAACTGCAGGCGATCATTGACCAACACGTCGCCGAGCACGAACGATGGCTGGCTGCGAAGAAGCAGCAAATGGCCGCGCCGGCGCAAGTTCCAGTTCAATAACCGGGCCGTTAGTGAGAGTCCAGCGGCCCATTCTATTTCCACCAATCAGCGGGCGTTGAATTCGTCTTCGCCGCCGGGAGACAAGGAGGATGCTATATGGGTGACCATCTGATTCTTGATCTGCAACTGTTCGCGGAGGACGAAGCAGTTGCAACGGGCGTGGAAGACGCTCCCGCCGCCGGGGAGCAACCGAAAGCCGGTGAAGGTTCTGCGAACCAGACGGGCGTTGATGGACAGGCTGCCGCCGAGCCGGAAAAGCAGAACAACTTCGAAAAGGCGTTCGCGAAGCGTCTTGCCGCCGAGCGCTCCAAGTGGGAGAGCGAGCTGTCCGAGAAGCTCAAGGACTACGAGGCGCACAGGCGGGTCAGCGAGTTCTTCCAGCAGTACAACGGCATGGACCTGAACGCGCTCATAGAGCGCATCGAGCTCGAGCAACTGAAGCAGCAGGCCGAGCAGCAACAGGTTCCTGTCGAGGTCATGCGCCGCATCCAAGAGCTTGAGCAAAAGGCTGCGCTGGCCGAACAGCTCGCCCAGCAGCACGCTCAGGCGCAATGGGAGAAGACGTATCGCGATGGTCTGGCCGCCTATGTCCAAGGCAAGAAAGATGCCGATCCGGACGCAATCACGAAATTCCTCGTCGACAACGGCATTAACGTCGACCCGAACGACATGAACAAGGCGTTCGACATCGCGTACCGCGCCCTGAAGTACGAGGAACTGGCGAAGAAGCTCGAAAGCGCGGAGAAAGACGGCATGAAGAAGCTGATCGGCGCGAAGGGTTCGATCCCGGCGAACGTCGGTTCGTCCGGCCAAGGACAGGTGTCCAGCGGGCCGCCGAAGACGTTCGCAGATGCACGGGCGCGCGCAATGGCACGCCTCGGCGCTACAGAAGAATGATTCAGGAGATGATGCGAAATGGCATTCGATCTGTCTGCCGCAAGCGCGGTTCTCAAGGAAGATTACCTGGGGCCGGTAAGGGAACAACTGAACAACGACAACCCGGTCATCCAGAAGCTGGTGCAGAACAAGCAACAGGCGACCGGTAAACGGTTCTACGTGCCGCTGCACGTCGGTCGCAACAGCGGCGTCGGCTATCGCGCAGAAGGTGCGGCTCTGCCGGCGGCTGGCAGCCAAAAGTACAAGGAATCGACAGCCAACTGCGCGTACCTGTACGGCCGCATCGAGATCACCGGACCGACCATCAAGGCAATGCGCAATGACAAGGGCGCATTCATCCGCGCCGTCGAATCCGAAATGAAGGGCCTGTTGCGCGACCTGAAGGACCAACGTGCACGCGCCCTGTTCGGCGACGGTACGGGCCGACTGGCAACGTTCGCCGCAAACAACAACACGAACACACTCGCCGTCGACAAGGTGAAATACTTCCAGGTCGGCATGATCATCGACATCCTGCAAAGTGGCGTCACGCCTGTCGCGACTGGCCGGACCATCACGAACATCGACGAGGAGAACAAGACGATCACGATCAGCGGCGAGCCCGTGACGACGGCGAACACGGATTTTGCCGTCGTGACCGGCGACCACGACGTCGAGGCGATGGGGCTCGGCGGCATCATGAACCCGTCGCTGACGCTGCAAGGCATCGACCCGTCGGCGAACCCGTGGTGGAAGCCGAACCGCCTGCACAACAACGGCACGCCGCGGGCGATATCCCAGCAACTGATGCGGCAGGCCGT